GACGGCGACCAAAGACAACTGGTGAGGCGACCTTGGCGGAAAAGGATCTGAAGCGGGACGACGAGATCCCCCTGGGCGAAGGCGAAGACAGCCTGAAGGCCAAGGTCCTCGGCCTGTTCGACGACGTCGAGAAGGGGTTCACCGATCAGCGCGGCCGGTCCGACGACTGCCAGGACAACTGGGACCTCTACAACTGCAAGCTGGGCGAGAAGCAGTTCTACGTCGGCAACTCCAAGATCTTCCTGCCGTTCGTCCGGGACGCCGTCGACGCCCGGGTCACGCGCTTCACCAACCAGATCTTCCCGGCGTCCAACCGCTGCGTCGAAGTCCTGACCGGCGACAAGGACCACCAGTGGGCGCAGCAGGCCCTGATCGAGGCCTACGTCCGCCGGGCCAAGCTGCGGACCCGCGTGATCCCCGCACTGATCCGGAACGGGGACATCGAAGGCCAGTACAGCCTCGCGGTCTCCTGGCGAAAGCGCACGCGGCACGCGGTCTACCGGGTGAAGAAGCAGCCCACCACCGACGGCATCGAGAATCCCGCGGCGGAGGAAGTCGAGGACATCGAGGAGCAGGAGGTCGTCGACGCCGGACCCACCGTCGAGGTCCTGGCGGACTCGGATCTGCTGATCCTGCCGGTCACGGTCGACGGCGTCGAGGAAGCCCTGGACTGCGGCGGGTCGGTGACGATCCTGCGCCGGTGGACCAAGGGCAAGATCAAGAAGATGATCGCCGACGGGGAAATCGACGAGGACAAGGGCGACGAGCTGTGCGAGGCGCTGTCCTCCGAGCAGAAGGACCCGAAGGTCGATCGGGCCAAGGAACTCGCCGACGTCGCGGGCATCAAGGCCGGCGGCAAGAAAGCCGTGGTCTATGAGACCTGGCACTACCTGAAGGTCGACGACAAGGTGATGCTCTGCCGGATCTACTTCGCCGGGGGAGACTGTATCCTGAGCGTCCGCCGGAACCCGTTCTGGAACGACCGCTGCCCCGTCATCACCGCCCCTGTGGAGAAGGTCGCCAACGTCGCCAAGGGCGTCGCGCCGGTCATGGCCGTCGGGGACCTGCAGATCTTCGCCAACGACACGATCAACGAAGGCGCCGACACCGCGCACTTCTCGGCCATGCCGATCGTGATGACGGATCCGCTGAAGAACCCGCGCACCGACTCCATGGTTCTCGGCCTGGGCGCCGTGTGGGATACCAGCCCGACGGACACGAAGATCGTCGAGTTCCCCGAACTGTGGCGGTCCGCCATGGAGCGGGCCGGCACGATCAAGGAGCAGATCTTCCAGACCCTGGGCGTCAACCCCGCCATGGTCCCGGGTCAGACCGGCGGCCCGGGGAAGAAGCGCAGTCAGGCGGAGATCGCCAACGAGCAGCAGGTCGATCTGCTGACGACCGCCGACGCCGTGACCAACATCAGCGACAGCATACTCACGCCCCTGGTGCAATGGTTCGTCGAACTCGATCACCAGTTCCGGGACGACGTGACCACGGTCCAGGTCTACGGCGAGATGGGGATCGAGGCCACGCAGGAGGAAGTCGAGCCCCTGCTGCTGAACAAGGCCTACGAGTACCGGTGGTTCGGCGTCGAGAGCGCGCGGAACGCCGCGCAGATGCAGCAGCAGATTGCCTGGCTGAACGTCGCCAAGGAGATTCCCCCGGAAATGTATCCGGACTACGAGCTCGACTTGACGCCCATGATGATCCAGGGGACCGAGAACGTGTTCGGTCCGCGCATCGCGCCGTCGATCTTCAAGCGGAAGAATGTCCTCACGGTCGATCCGGCTCTGGAGAATGAGGCGATGAAGTTCGGGTACATGATGAATGTGCATCCGGCCGACGACGACGCCCATCACATCCAGGAGCACCTGATCGCCGCCCAGGCCGACAACGATCCGCACGGGACCTTCCGCGACCACATCCAGAAGCACGTCGCTCAGCTGCAGCAGAAAGCCGCGATGCAGGAAGGCATGGTTCCTTCCGGATCGCAGCGTCCGCAACCCGGCGGTAGCAAAGGAGCGCCGAAGCCGGGATCGCAGCCGGCCATGCCGCGCCAGATCAAAGGTCCCGCGGGGTCGATTCATCCAGACTCTATGGCCAAAGCAGGAGCCCCGACGATGCCCCGTAAGATGGGCTAGTTGACAAAGTCTTAGACCCCGGGCTTAACTACAGTCTCGGAGCCAGAGCACCGTTATCCTGGCAATCGACGCCCGTCACGTACCGGGCATAGGAGTGAGTATGGACCCGGAAGACGAACTTGAAGACGACTTCTCTCTCGACGAGGAGGTCGATCAGGATCTCCCGGACCAAGACGAAACTCCCGAAGACGATGCCGACGTAGACCTTGACGGTCTCGACGATGTCGAAGACGAGCCGGCTCCCCGACAGTCCCGCGGCGACAACCGCGTAGCGACCGCCACCAGGGAAGCCAAGGAAGCCAAGGAAGCCTTGGCCCGCCTGGAGCGGGAGATGGCGGAAATCCGGGCTTCCACCCGTCCCCAGACGCCGCAGGAAACTCCGCAGCAACGCGAGCAACGGCTCGCCGCACTGGACCCTTACGAGCGGCTTCAAATCGAACTCCAAGAGACGCGCCAGGAAACCCGCCTGTTTCAGCAGCGCCTGGAGTTTGAGACCCGGGACAACGCGGACAAGGTTGCCTACGACGCGCTCGCTCAACGGGCGCCGGTCGCGGCTAAGCTCAAGGACGAAGTTGAGAAGCGCCTCGCGGATATGCGGGCCGCCGGGACCACCGCTCCGAGGGAAACGGTTCTACGCTGGGTGATCGGTGATCGAGCCCTGGCGAACGCCGGCAAGGCTACTACCCGAGCGCGGACCGCCGCCGCCGGGAACAAGGACCGCCAGGCCGCCAGAGCTCCTTCGGGGCGAGGCGATGTGGCGGCCGAAGGCCGAAACAACAGTTCGACGAAGGCGCGCGAGAAGCGGCTGGAGTCATACAATCTCTGACGGGTAGCCTGGGCTCCCCGTTTTTAGCGGGGGAGCCAGATGGCCACCAATCAGTCCAGTCAGTTCCAAGCTGACATCGAAGGCTATATCGCCGACAAGACCCTCCCGCTGGCTCGACGCCAGCTGGTGGCTTTCCAATTCGCCGACAAGTCCGAAGGCATTCCGAAGGGCCGAGGCGTCAGCTACACCGCCACGCGCTACCAGCGCCTGCCGGTTCCCTTCGCTCCGCTGTCGGAAGGTGTTCCTCCGGTCGGCGAGACCATGACGATCCAGCAAGTCACCGCCACCGCCCTCCAGTGGGGCGATAAGGTGACGATCACGGACGTCGCCGAGATGACGGTCAAGCATCCGCTGTTCAAGAAGGCGACCGAACTGGTGGCCCTGCAACTGTCGGAAACGCTTGAGCGCAACACCATGCTGGCGCTTATGGGCGGAACCCAGGTCAACTACGTCAACTCGCGCGGATCGCGCGGCGCCCTGCAGTCTGGTGATGTGCTGGACGGCCAGACGGTCATCCGCACCGACATGGCTCTGGAAGTCCTGGGCGCCCCGCGCTTCATGGGCGACGAGATGACCGACACCAAGATCGACGCCGGCAAGCCCTCCAAGGCTTCGGACAATCCGCGCGGGATGCCGCACTACGTGGCGATCTGCCACCATGCGGTGGTCGCGGACTTCCGCCAGCAGTCCGATGTGAAGCTGGCCTGGACCTACTCGGACCTGAACCGCCTCTACAACTTCGAAGCCGGCGAGTGGTCGGGCATTCGTTTCTGCAAGACCAACATGGTTCCGTCCTTCACGGGCGTCGCGCAGATCAATGGCACGGCCGGCACCGCCGGTAGCCTGGCGGGCTCGCCGACCAACTACTACGTGATCGTCACCGCGTCCGACTCGCAGAACCAATACGAGAGCCGGATCTATGCCGTGTCGAACGCCGTCTCCGTGACCGGCCCCAACGGCTCTATCTCGGTGACGCTGCCCTCCCTGGTCGGGTTCACCTTCAACGTCTACGTCGGCACCACGACCTCGCCAAGCCAGTTGGGCCTGTCGGCCTCCGGCCCCACGGTCGGCCCCATGGCCGGCCAAGCCGTGCAGCTGGCGGGAAACCAGACTGTGGTCATCACCGGCCTCGGTCTGGCTCAAGTGCCGCCCGCCTTCCCGGGAAACGCGGCCGGCCTGACCGTGTATCCGACCTTCATCATCGGTCGCGGAGCCTACGCCCAGGTCGAACTCGACAACGTCAAGTTCACCTACCTGAAGGACGCCGACAAGTCCGATCCGCTCAACCAGCTGCGGATCGTCGGGTGGAAAGCGTTCTACGGTACGCTGCTCTCCAACGTCCAGTTCATGGCCCGCATCGAAAGCGTGTCCGCCTACACGACCTCTTTCACCTAACTTGATCTAGGCTAGGCGGGTAAAACCGCCTAGCTTGACCCAAACAAGGAGGGCCAGATGGCCTACGCTATTCGATATCAAATGGATGTGGTCTGGATCGGTGACGGCCTTGGCCCGATGGGCGCCCTGACCACCAGCCTCAACACCGGCGGCGGTGGCGGCGCCCAGGTGAAGTCGTTCTTCCAGACGACCCTGGTCCCGGTCCCCGGCGGCGATTCGCCGACCGCGGCAAACTTCAACACGGCGATCACCGGCACGATGACCACCGACCTGGAGGCTCAGGTCCTGGCGAACCTCGGGCAGCTGCAGGGCTTCGCTACGGGCGGGGGCTAATCCATGACGAAAACCCTCGGCACTTCGACCACCAGCGGCCTCACCGCCGTCTCGTACTTGCCGGGCTACGGGTCCGGCATGTCGACCTCCGATCAGGCCGCTATCCAGAACGCCATCAAGGACGATCTGGGCAACGCGCACAACCTTCTGGGCGGTGCGTTTCAAGGCGGTCAGCTGTTCATTCCTAACCGGGGCGTCCTCACGGTGCTCCCCGGCGATTGGGTAGGCGTTGACGCCAATGGGTGGCCTATCCTAGTGTCCAAATACTCCATCGCTACCGGCGGATGGACACACAGTTAACCGGAGGCCCCCGTGGCTAAATCCCTCCCCGTCGACGAGATCATCGACGACGCCGAATTTCTCGGGCTGGAGCCGGCGGAAACGCCGGCTTCCGCGCATCCCATCTTGTCGGCCGAAGAAGTCGACGCTGCTCGGGCCAAGGCTCGTAAGCGCATCGAAAACGAGCGCAAGGTTTCGGCCATGCGCCAGATCGAGGACCAGGAAACCGAGCGTCTGCGTCGCGAAGAAGGCCTGGTTTCCGGAATCTCCGGCGAGGACGTCATGGTGTGGGTGACGATCGATCTCCCGCCGGAAGCGGCGAGCATCGCCATCAACGGCGAAGCCTACCACCACGGTCATTCGTACCCCGTGCCCAAGCATGTTCAGCGGTCCTTGGCCGAACAGATGCAGGCGTCGTGGCGGTCCCACGATCTGGCGGACGGCAAGTCCACCTCCCAGATGTTCCAAGGTCGTCGAAACAGTAAGGTCGACGGCAAGACGGGAATCGTCGATAACGCTCCGAGGCGCTTCGATGCCGTCCACTGAGGAAGGCAAGAACGTCGCGGTCGGTTTCTCCCTGGTCGTCGGTCTGTCCGACAACAGCCAGATCACCTTCCAATCGGGTTTTGAGGGTGACGAAACCGACGAAGCGGTCAACGCGCGTATCGACAGGATCGTCCGCATCGCGCACCGGCAGAAGGCCCTGAACCAGATCCCCGATGTCGAGCGCGATCTCGCGCAGCAGCGGGCGACCCTGGCGCAGTTCCGGGAGGACCTGGAGCGGGTCAATCTTGACCATGACAAGCAGCAGGCCCAGCGGGCGCTGGAGATCGAGGAACGGGTTTCGGCGCGTGAGACGGAGCGCCGGAAGTTCGAGGCCGAGATCAACACCGCGATCCTGCAGATGCAGGAAGCCCGGCAGGCTCAGTGGAACGAAGGCGCCATGGAGCATCAACGCTCCGGTCGCGCCAGCAGCTACAAGCCCGCCGGCGTTCGTGCGACCAACATCGCCAAGATCGAAAGCGCGATCGAGAAAGCCAAGGAGAACCGTGAAGGGGCTCTGGAGGACTTCGATCGCGACTATGATGCTCGCATCCAGACGGCGCGAGACGAGATCGAACGGGCGGAAGCCGAGCGCGAGCAATCGCTTCGCAGTCTGAACATCTCCGTGAAGCACTATCAGGAAGCGATCTCGGCGAGCGAGGAAAAGCTCTCCAAGGCGCAGGCCCTGGTCGGGAGATGACATGGCTCTTACCGCGGCGCAGCTATGCACAAATGCGGCCCAGGTCGCAAAGTGCCCGGGCTATACGAGTCAGGCCGGACAAGGTCTGAACCAGATACTCGGTGATCTGTGCCGCGCGTGGGACTTCGAACTCGCCGCCAAGACGACGTACTTTAACTTCAACCCGGGGCTGTCGGCGCTGGTCGGTAACAGCATTTACGGCTCCGGGCCCTACCCGCTTCCCACGGACTTCCTCCGCATCAAGGACGACAAGTCCGCCTTCTGGACCCTTCCGGGAACCGGTGTGGTCTATCCGCTGATCCCTTGCGATCTGTCGGAATTCGACATGATGGTGCAGCAGGCCGGAACGCAGTCCTACCCGTACATCATCGCCACGGACATGAGCCTCGGGGATGAGACGACGCAAGGTGATAATACGCCGGTGTGCTATGTCTACGCGCCTCCGAGCGGCGCCTATCCGGTGACGATCCGGTATTTCGCTCAGATGCCTGACATCTACATGCCGGAAACTTCGGCGACGATCCCTTGGTTCCCACACCAGGGGTATCTGCACATGAAGCTGTCGGCCTATCTGATGGGCTTCACCGATGACGTGCGCCAAGGTGAGTGGGACAAGGCGGCTAACGAGCTGCTACGTGAGTACCTGATGATGAAGGACAATCGTAGCAACCGGGCTTCGACCGTGAAACTAGACCGCCGGCGGTTTGGCCGGGCGTACACGACGCTCCCGAACACGAAGACCGTCGGTTGGGTGGTAGCACTTGCGCTGTTGGGTGGTAGCGTGCTTAGCTCCTTGTACAACAAGGAGGTGCAGTATGCTCACGGACGAGCAGAGGCTTCGGCGCAACGAATATATGCGGGAGTGGAAGCGTAAGAACCGCGAGAAGGTCAACGCGATAAATCGCTCGGTCAAGGCCAAGAACCCTGAAAAATACCGGGGGATCAATCGGCTATCCATGGCCAAGGCGCGGTCCGAAGACCCCGATCGGTTCCGGGATTTGGCCGACCGGTACCGAGACAAGAACGCACCGAAGTACCTATTAGACCACGCCCGATGGCGGGCTAAAAAGCTGGGGGTCGCATTCTCATTAACCGAGCAGGACGTAAAAATTCCGGAATTTTGCCCGGTGCTCGGTATCAGGCTAGAGTGGAGCCGAGGTCGTCGAGCTTCAGCAAACAGTAGCTCGCCTTCGTTAGACCGGGTCGAAGGTGCTAAAGGGTATGTGCAAGGGAACGTGGTCGTGATCTCTAACAGGGCTAACTTCCTCCGGAACAATGCGTCTGCAGAAGAACTTCGCCGTGTTGCGGAGTACGCGGGCAAAGTGGAAGGCGGATGGAGGCCCTGATGCCTATCCGAGGCTCCAAGAACCTGGTCTTCAAACCCCGCGGACTCTCCGACGCGGTCGACGGGACCAACGTGTTCCCCGGAGCTCTGAAGATAGCGACCAACTTGATCCCGTCCAGCGACACCCAAGATACCTGGGTCCCCCGGCCGGCCGCCGTCGAACTCAGCAGCTACTCCGGGTTCACCTCGCCCGGGTTCGTGTCCGCCTCCCTGGTGGTGGGGAACATCGAATACGGCATGATCGCCAGCGGGCTCCATGCCGGCAAGGATCAGCCGTACGCCTACAACCTGCTGACGGGGACCTTCCTCACGGTCAACGGGATCCAGTCGACGAACGTCCCTACCAGCCCGGTTACGACGGGATCCTGGACGCCGCCGATCATGTCCGTGGTCGGGAACCGTGTGATCGTCTGCCACCCTGGCTTCCCCGGCGGCACGGTCAAGTTCGGTTGGTTCGATCTATCGAGCTTCAGTTACACCGGCAGCATCGTCACCAACGGCACCACGACGATCACCAGCGCGACAAACCTCCTGACCAGCGGCGTCCAGCCGGGCCAGACGATCACCAAGGCCGACATCCCGGCCGGCGCGACCATCGTCTCGATCGCGGTGAACGGCCTGTCCGCGGTCATCTCCGCAGCCGCCACGGGGAGTACGACGTCTTCCGCCACCATCGCCGGCGGGACCTCCACCACGCCCCTGTGGGGCGCAGGGGACACCAACATCAACAACTTGCCGTCGATCCCCGTCAGCGTCGTCCAGTTCAACGGCCGGGCGTACTACGCCTGCGGGATCAACGGCGTGCCCTACACCGACTCTCTGCTTCCGTGCAATCGGACCAACGCCAACCAGGCGCTGACCTTCGCCAATGGTTTGGCGGTGACGGCTCTGGGCCCGCTTCTATTGGCCTCTCCGGTCACCGGTGGCATCGTCCAGGCGGTCATGGCGTTCCAGGGCGCTTCCGCGATCCAGCAGATCACTGGTGACCAAGCCACGTCGAACCTGGCGGTCAATGCGATGAACGTAGCGACAGGGACCTTGGCGCCGCTGTCGATCACGCCGACAGACTTCGGCTTGGCGTTCATTTCTCCGGACGGTCTTCGTGTGATCCAGTTCTCCGGTCAGGTGTCCGACCCCATCGGGTTCCACGGTGAAGGCGTGACCATACCCTTCATCTACGCCGTCCAGCCGACTCGCGTGTGCGCTGCAGCGACGGCTGACGTTTTGCGGATCAGCACGCAAAACGGGAATGCGGTGAACAGCCCCAATCAGGAATATTGGTTCGATATAGCCAAGAAAGTGTGGAGCGGACCGCACACTTTCCCGGCCAGTCTGATCCAACCTTGGGGAGACACTTTCGTCGTCCACCCTGTAGGTATCCCCGGAACGATCTTCCAGAGCGACGCCAACATTTCCGCTGCGTCCAGCTTCACGGAAAACGGGACGCCGCTCCAGTGGCAGCGCATGTCCTGCCTGATGCCCGACAATCAAATGGGCTGCATGAACGCCTTGGTGCAGTCCACCTTGTCCGCATCGCTGCCCACCGGGTACAACCTGACGGTTTCCGCTTTCGACGAGACGGGAGCTACGCTAGGCACTGCTGCTATTATCATCCCCGGAACGGCGACCACTTGGGACGCTTTCAACTGGGGTGGTGCATCCTGGTTGGGAGGCGTCGGCGCTTTCACGCAGCACCGAGTTCCGTGGATGGCGCCAATCGTGTACAAACAGGTGTTTGAATCTCTGCGAGGGCTTTCTGCTTTCGGAGTGGAGATCGGGAACAGCTACTTCAATTTCCAGGAACTGGGCTACATGCTCCAGTAGGCGCGGAGGTCTTCAGTGCGGATCAGAAAATTAACGGCCCTACTGGCTTTCATGGCCGGCCTGGGGCTAGCCTCTTCGGCTCCGGCGCAGATCGTCGGGGTTCTTCCCTACACCCTGACCAACGGCACGACAGCCGACGCTAATCAGGTTCAAGGGAATCTGCAGTACATCGTCAACCAGGTGAACGCTAACGTCGCCACGGCGGTCACCGCGGCGATCAGCGCGGTCCTCCCGGTGGGGACCATCGTTGAATGGAGTGGATCGATCGTGTCCATTCCCACCGGGTGGCACATCTGCGACGGAACGCACGGTACGCCGAACCTGGAAGATTCGTTCGTCGTCGGCGCCGGTAATTCTTACGCGGTGGGTTCGACCGGAGGTGCGACGTCGAACACGCCGACGATCACGGTGGCGGGTCATACGCTGACCTTAGCGGAGATCCCCAGCCACAACCACGGTGTGACTGATCCCGGGCACGGACACGGTGTGACCGATCCGGGACACAGCCATACCTACCAACTAGCGCAGACGGGTCCGACTGCCGTTATCGGAGGGGGCAGCAGCCCTTTGGGCTCCACGACGGGATCGAGCACCGGAACGTCGACTACCGGAATCTCCATCCAAAGCTCGACCACAGGCATCACTGTTCAAAACAACGGGGGCGGGGGTTCCCACACGCACACGGCCAGTTCATCGGCCGTGCCGACGTTGCCGCCCTACTACGCCCTGGCTTACATCATGAAGACATCCTAGGCGTTTTTGACGCGAGCCGACCAAGGCTGTAGTCTCGCGGAACAATTCTCTGGAGAAGGCCATGCGCCAACGAATTCTAGCGGCACTGCTTCTGCTTTGCGCGCTATCCGTCGCCCCGGCGGTATCGTGGGCGCAGACCGGAACTCCGGCACAGACCGTGGCGACGTGCGGCACCCCGAACAATGCTCCCGTGGTCGGCGGTTATTACAGCCTGACCATGAACCCCGCGTCCCAGCTTTGCATCGCGGGAAATATTACCGCTAATCCGAGCGTGATCGACGCGACGTCGACGGATGCCTCCGGCACCGTGACCGCAGGAGGCACCTACCAATTGGTGATCGCGTCCAATGCCTCTCGAAAAGGCTGCTTGATCCAAAACCCGGTGTCCGCCAGCGAAACGCTCAACGTCCGGATCGGCGCTACCACCGTCTACTCCCTGGCCGCCGGAGCAGCGTTGTCCTGCTCGGCTGGCGGCGGTGTGATCGTCTCGGATAACGTCTACGTCACCGGCACGACGACCGGACATGCATTTTCGGCGAACTATCAATGAAGAAATTCCTAGTCACCTTCGCGGCGCTCCTGGCTTTTCCGGCGTTCGCCCAGACCATCACGCCCTCCGGCACGGTGACGAGTGTCGCGGTAACGGCCCCGGCGTTTTTCACCGTGACGGGCAATCCTATCACGACCAGCGGGACCGTCGCGCTTTCGATCACGTCACCGGCGGCGGCTAATTTTCTCGCCTCGCCGACCGGCTCAAGCGGCCAACCGACATTCCGCGCCATCGTTAGTGGGGACTTGCCGGTCATTAATCTGAACACCTCGGCGGCGGGCGGCGTTCAGGGGAATTTGCCGGTCGGCAATTTGGCGAGCGGAACCAATGCTAGCGCGTCAACATTTTGGCGCGGCGATGGTTCCTGGCAAACGCCTGCGGGCGGCGGCAATGTTTACAACGTCGCGACACCCACGAATTTGCAAATCGCCCAATGGACCGGCGCGACGACAATTCAGGGCCTCGCCACGACCGGGACCGGAAATGCGGTCCTCGCCACATCGCCGACGCTGACCACGCCTAATTTGGGCACGCCTTCCGCCGCTGTCCTGACCAGCGCGACGGGCCTTCCTCTGTCGACGGGCGTAACCGGGACGCTTCCGCTCGCCAACGGCGGGACCGGAATTACGACAGCGTCGCCGATGGTCACTCAGCAAATTTTCCTGACGGGTTCGGGTACCTATACGAAGCCCGCCGGAGTAATTTGGATCAGGGTCCGCATGGTCGGCGGCGGCGGCGGCGGCGGCGGTGGCGGGACAGGCGCGGCAGGAAACGGTGTGACGGGCGGCGTATCGACGTTTGGTTCTGCTTTTCTGACGGCTAATGGCGGCCTTTTTGGACAGGCAAATGCCGCGCCGGGTGGCGGCGGCGGGACCGCTAGCATAACGGCTGGCGCTACCGGATTGGCCCTAACGGGCGGTGGCGGTGGCGCTAATGTTTCCCAAGGCATCATAAACGACGTCGTTTCGGGCGGTATGGGCGGGAATTCGGCCTTGGGTGGCGGGGCTCCCAGCGTCGTTTACAGTATGGCGGGCACGGCGGGTGCTTCTAATACCGGCGGCGGCGGTGCCGGCGGCGGTTCTGGAAACAACGTCGGCGCTTATTCCGGTTCGGGCGGCGGCGCTGGCGGATTTGTTGACGCCATTATTACGGCTCCCTCCGCGACCTATGCCTATAGCGTCGGCGCGGGAGGGACGGCGGGTACGGCGGGCACTGGCGGCTATGCTGGCGGCGCTGGCGGCTCCGGCGTGATCATTGTCGAAGAACATTATTGGTATTGAGGCGCGATCATGAACCCCGCAATCCTGAGGGTCATAAAGTCGCTGATTTCGGCGGCTGGAATTACGCCCGAAGTCATCGCCGCCTATATTGACGAATTCCGCAAAAAGGCCGATGCATATGTCTCCGCTCAATTGGAACAAAGCGAGCGGCTTGCTCGGATCGAAGCCCATTTAGGCATAGGCCAAAATCCGCCCCTTCAAATTG